CTGGCAAAGATGCCAATAGCGATTTAGCCCACTATATGAGGGTACTTAGTTTATTCGGCGTGGCTGTTATAGCAAATAATGTTCGCAGCAAGGTTCAGTGTCCTACAGACTTTAGTACAGTACCAGCTAATGTGTATGGTATTGCTATTGCAGGAAGTGGATTAAGCAAGAGTAGAAGCTTACGATACATAGAAGAGTTATTCATTAAAGATGCTCTAATTGAAATCAAAGCTATTGCTGAACAGAAGATGGAAGATATTGACCCATTTGATATGGAAGGTATTGCCAAGCTTATCAAGGAAGGGGTAACTATTAGTCCTATCTATAAGAGTGCTACAGACAGTGCTATTAGTGCTATACGCTCCATGATGGATACTATGGATATTTATTCAGTAAACATTGCATTAGATGAAATGGGTTCAGTATTAGCTAAAGAGTACGATATGTTAAGTGATACATTGCTTAATGCATTCGATCATGGAGTTATCAAACCTAACCTAAGACGTACTACGGGAGTCAAGGGAGCTACTAAACCAGTTCCTCATAATATGATGATGTTTGGAAGTCCTACATTAATCTTTGAAGGTAAAGCAGAGACAGAAAAGCTATTCTTTGATTTACTAGGTGCTGGTATGGCTAGACGTAACTTATTTGCTATGGTTACAAGCCATGTAAATCACTATACTCTTGTTAACGAAGGTGCTACAGCGATAGCTATCAATGAGATTAGTGCTTGTATGACTTACATTGCAACCAACTATCATAATAGAGTCTTGGAGCTTGATGATGAAGCTAAGAGGCTTTATATTGAGTCAGAGATTAAAGGCAAAGAAGACAGCGAGCTAGTATCTAAATATAAACCACTAAACATGGTATATACTCAGAATAAGCATTGGTTGGCATTGAAGATTAGTGCATTGATTGCAATGATGGATATGAAACAGCAAGTAGAAGCTAAACACTTTAATGAAGCTATGGCTATTGTTGAAGAGAGTTTTGAAAGCTTGAAGCTAATTAATTCAAGACCTGAGAAGTATGAACTTATTGTTGATTGGTTGTGTGAAAGCAATGGTGAAGAGAGTGAATATACATTAACACAAGAATTACCATTCTATGCAGATATTAAATCCAAGAAAGCCTTTTGGGAATTAGCTAAAGGTTATGCTTATCAGAACAATATTACTTTACAGATTGAAGACAGGCAGAACATTACGTTTTATCAAGCTAGAGGAAAGACTGCAACAGACTTAACTGAACCATTGATATTCAGTTATTCAGCAGATATGACAACTGGATATACACCTAATGAAATTGGTACTTGGACTGATATGCATAAGGTTACTCAGTCAGATGGGTTGTGTTATTCAGCACATAGATTCAAGAATGGGTATAGAAATAAAGATAATGTAATTACATCATTTTCATTGCTTATGCTTGACGTTGATGGTGGAACCACATTGGATATGGCTAAAATCATTTTGAGCGACTATACATACCTTATTTCAACTACTAGGAACCATCAGAAAGAAAAGAATGGTATTGTCTGTGATAGATTCAGAATTATCATGCCTATGGAATATACGCTTGACTTGACAGTGGAGCAATATAGTAACTTTATGAAGAATATCATGGAGGATTTGCCTATTGAGCTAGATAGACAATGCACTGATGCTAGTAGATTCTTTTATGGAGCTAGTGGTGAGTATTGGTATAACGAAGGGATACTGATTAACTGTGATAAGTACGTATCAAACACTGGCGAGAGTGAAACTTATAGAAAAGCTGGGTCTAATCTATCCAAGAAGAATATTGGTGGTATCAGTCAGTATATCATTCGTAATCAACATGGAGGAAGAAACAGTGCATTGATTAAGTTAGCCCTATTGCTTATGGATACAGGCTATACACATGATGAAGCCAAAGATGAAATACTCAGGGTCAACAAGCAGTTCGACAATCCTCTTACTACTAGAGAGCTTGAAAAGACTATATTTAAAACCATAGAAAGGAAAGAAGAAAAAGAAGTCGATGACTATTCAGATGATGAATATGTCGAAGAAGGCGATCCTTTTGCTGAGACATATGATTAAGATATGTTAAAGCATTATACTGTTACAATATTTTAAATAATAAGGAGATGTATTATGAGTGACTTTGAAATTAAGAATACTTCAGAAGCGCATACGGATGGTATCAAGGTACTACTTTTCGCAGAATCTGGAGTCGGGAAGACTACACAGCTTGGAACATTAGTTGGTAAAACACTTGTATTGAGCGCAGAAGGTGGACTACTAGTCCTAAAGGATAAGAAGATTGATGTTATTGATATTCTTGATATTGCTACACTTGGAAAAGCATATTTAGCTATCAGGGATGGTAAGTTAAAGTATGACAATATTTGTATCGACTCATTGACTGAGATTGGTGAGATGATTGTATCTGAGCTAGAAGACGATGAGTACTTTGGTAATCCATCTAATACTTTCCCTAAGTGGCAAGAGTACACTAAAAAGATGATTAAGATGGTAAAGATGTTTCGTGATTTAAAGGGCGTAAACATTATCTTTTCAGCTTTACGAGAATCAGCAGAAGCAAATGGTTCTGTTACATATATGCCACAGATACCTGCTAAGAAGGCACAGAGCAAGCTAGTAAGTTTGTTTGATGAAGTGTACTATATGAACGTAAATAATGATGGAGAGCGTGTATTGCATACTAACTCAACTTCAACTTATGTAGGTAAAACAAGAGCTGGTATTCCAACAGGTCAAGTCATTTCCGATACAGTAAATATCGGTTCAATCTTAAAATCTATTACAACAAAAAAATAAGGAAATACAATGTCAATTTTTAAACGTATCAATGAAGAAAAAATCGGAACTATGCAAGAGGAGATGAAAGATTCATCAGGAATGAGTTTTATCAGTGAGGCTGGTGTATATGAGTTAGTTGTTAATCGTGCTTGGGGTATTCAGTCAGAAGGTGGAGCAATTGGTGTTCACGTAGAGTTTGAAGGCGAAGGCTTATGGAGTACAGACTTGTATGCAACCAACAGAGAGCAAGATACTTTCTATGTGGATAAGAAGACTGGTAAGAAGATGTCACTGCCTACATACATTACAGTTAAAAAGATGAACTACATTGCTACTTTGTCAGAGAACAATTCATTGGCTAACATCAAGTCTGAGTCACGTATTGTTAAGACAAAAGAGTGGAAAGAAGTTGATGGTGAACGTAAGCAAGTTGAAGTAGAAAAAGAAGTTGACTTCATGGTTGATTGGCAAGGGAAGACCATGAATGTAGCATTGCAACAGATTGAAGCTCTTGACAAAGATAAGAACCCAGTTAAGAACAAAGATGGAAATCAAGTGTATAACTTAGAGATTCTAAATGTATTCAATGCTGATAAGCTATCTGCATCAGAAATGCTATCAGGAGCTACAGAGACTAAGGCTTATGACTCAGCTAAGGCTAGACTAGAAAAGAGTCCTGTGAAGAAAACTAAAGCTAAGCAAGGTACTACAAATGCAACAACAGCAACCAAGAAAGTTAACCCTTTCGCTTGATATAAAAACTGAGTTCCCAAAGCTAACAGCCAGTAATTCATTTACTGCTGGAGGCATGATCTTTTATTATAAGAAAGATACTGTAGTTTATGGTTGTTGGGAATACAAGTCTGGATATAAGATAGCATCTTTCATAAGTAAAGATGTTGCTAAAGAATGGATAGAAAGAAATATTGAAAGGATAAAGGTGAGATTGAATGAAGAAAGAGCGAAAAGACACAACTGTTAACATCAGTGATGTTACTAGTTATAACATGAAGATTCTTTGTGCCGTAAGAGGCATCCAACAGAAAGAGTTTGTAGATATGATGGTTAGAAAAGAGATGGAGAAACAAGGGCTAAAGTATGCAGTGGTTATACCAGAATAACATAGTTGATAGTCTACCAGAAGGAGCTATTGGCTTTGTATATATTATTCACTACAAAGATGGAAGAGCTTATGTTGGCAAGAAGCTAGCTGTATCTACAACACGTTTAAAGCCACTTAAAACTCAAAGAAAGAATGCAGTAAGGACAAAAGTTGCTGAGAACAAATGGAAGTCTTATACAGGCTCTAGTAAGCTTACAGAAGGACTAGAGATTGAGACAAAAGAAATACTAGCTTGGTGCAGCAACCAAAGGACTATGACTTATCTTGAAAATAAGTATCTGTTTGGATACGGTGTGCTTGAGTCATGTGCTTACCTGAATGAAAATATCGGGGGGAAGTTTTGGTCTAATTGCCTAGATGGGCTTATCTTGCAGTAACAATAAAAGGAAACATAATGAATATATTTAAAGACACTGTAATCGTAATGCTCATATCATTCTCTGTATATGCAGTATACCATGAGAATGAATTAGAGAAGGAATATCTTAAAGAAGTAGCATCACTAGAAGCTCAAATGGCTGTATGTGAAGCAGAGTATAATGATAGTGACGAGATCATAGCTCATCAGCAACTTGTCATTAAGATTATGGAAGATGGTGCTTCACTTAAAGAAGCTAATATTATTATTGATGCTGCTGAGGATAACAATGTATCCCCAAAGTTTTAGCATCTATCTGTAAGTCAGAGAGTGACTATGAACAAGATGTTACTCATGCTGTACCTTATGTGATAGGTGCTTTTGGTATATCAATTAAAGATGGAGACTTATTACCTTGTAGTCCTTATACGTTTAAAGGCAATGCTGAATGTTCAGCTGTACGATTAAAACGTAACCTAGATAAGTATCAAGGTAATTACAAAAAAGCTCTTACTGCTTACAAGGGTATATGTAAGCTAGGTAGAGAACAAGCACAAGATGTGCTAAATCATTCAAAGGAGTTATGATGACTAAAGAAGACTTTACTGATAGAGTAGAGTTAATTGGAGGACTACTAAAAGAGGATTTAAAAAAGTTCTTCGACTCAAACGTATGTATTCCAAGAGGTGAGAATCGTCATCCATCGGCAAATATACTACACGCTTTGGCAGAAGACAAAGACATACCTATCGAATGGTTCAATGATAACTACCAAGATGACAAAATACACTCATGGCTACCAATGCCAAGCAATGTATTTTATATTCACAGAAAAATTCGCATCAAACCTTCAGAGCCAGTCTATGAATACAAAGTTAGGATGATGTATTCAGATGGAACATACGAACTTACTGATAGATATTTCACAGTAGATGAGTATAGAGAGTTTGGATTCCCAAAGACCTGTACTCTCGGAGACACAACAAAAAGGATTAGACAATGACACCAACAAATAAAGGCAATTATGATTTTTGCCATGATTGTAAATTTTATATAATAAAACCATTTGACGCTTCATCTTTTAAGTATCCATGTTACTATTCACATGATACCGTACGTGGTGAAGTTAAATATGAAAAAGACTTTATAGACTGTCTTAAATATGAAAAGGATTAGAAATGGATAAGCAAGAAGCATTAAGAATATTAGTTCTATTGTCACAGATGGAAGGCTTTACCATAGGAAAGTTTGGTGACCACTGCCTACCTGATTGGATAAGTGAAGAGTTAGCAAATGTATGTGAACTATTAGCAAAGAAGGTAAGTGAATGAAAGTAAAACTAATTGCTCATCAAGGACTTGAAGGGATAGACCATAGTATAGGACTTTGCTACGCTAAGGGAGATTATTCAGACCCAATTAAGCGTGATAATCGTATTACCAAGGTAGCACTGAAACATAAGCACTCTAGTGTATTGGAGTTTGCTACATTCACATTTGACATATCAGCTAGTACAAAAGTATTACTTGAAATGACTCGTCATCGTATGGCTAGTTATGCGTGTCAGTCAAGTCGATATACATTGAACAAGACTGATATTGTATTTGAGCCTACTGGGCATGATAGAGTAGATATGCTACTTGTTCACCTAAAGATATGGATTGAAGACTTTATAGAGGAAGGAGTATCAAACGAGATTGTATCTCTAATGCTACCGCAAGCCTTCCAATACAACTGGACAGTAATGTTTAACGCTAGAAGCTTAAAGAACTTCCTAGAGCTTCGTAGAGCATCTTCAGCACACTTCCAAATTAGAGAAGTCAGTGAAGCAATGTATGAATGTATCCCTGAGGATATGAAGTTTCTATTTAATGAATAGCCATCTTAGGATGGTTGTGTGGAGTAACACAGACTGGTTAACCAGTGGATGCAGGGTTCACGTTGAGGTATCCGTAGCGACTACGTGAGATAGTTATATGTGTTGCTCCCCACAGTCATCAGAAGAAGATACTGTACACTAACCAATCTATGTGTGTTTAATCGTATAGCAGTGGTCTCAGTTGGTTGAGATTGCAACTGTTATCATCGCTGATAGCACGATGTATTAGCTATCAAAAAACTTACAGTGATAAACTTTTAAATAAAAGTCTAAAGATTTAGTCACGATATAGGAATGTTTCACTGTCATTCGCTATATCACCTTTAGTGAGCCAATAATATTGGTTGATTAAAGGCTTATGCCTACTGATAAATCATTAAGGACACCTACACAATCTAGGTCTGACGTGGTAGAAATATAGTCGGGTAGTGGATGGTATATCAGCATTGCACTACAACTTCAAAAGGATAACAATGGATGAAAAAACAAGATTAGAATTATTATACTCAGCTATTCCAGAAGATGAGAACCAAGCTAAGCGAAGAGAAGAATTAATCAATAGCTTGGAACGTCATCTAGGTATCATTAAACCAACTCAAGATGCTATGGTAGTTGACGGAGATTTAGATGATTGTGATATGTTTAAGGGAGTCAAAAGATGATTGTAACATTGCGTGATTTAGAAAATGCTGGAGCCAATATGAGCAATGGCTATCTATACCATTTAACGTGTCCAACTGGAACAACAGTGAAGCATGGGTTCTATGCTAACGAATGGGATACCGAGAGAATTAAGAAGGCTATATCTGCTAGAAGATATGCTCAAGAGGGAAATCCGCATATATCAAATGGACAGAGAGCTAGGTCTTTTAGATGCACTCAAAGCATATTGAAAGCTATATCAAAATTGGAGAAGAAAAATGAAGTCATCAGAATACTTGTATAGCACATACTATGATAAGGACTTTGTACAAAAGAATATTAGATTGTTTCATAGGCAAATCATTTGGGCAGAAGATACCATTAGGGATTTACTAAATGAGCCATTAGAAACTAGGGATATGAGACGTATTAATGACTGCCTAGAAGCAGTTAATTGGAACAGAAAAAAGATAGCTGAAGCCAACGAAAGAGGAGAATAAATGAAATACCGTAAAGCAGACAATAACATTCAACAATTTGTTGAAGCAAGAGACCACTTTGGTTATTGGAAAATCATAAAGATTTTTTATTCAGAAGAAGATGCACAAGAATATATCAAGGATAATAAATGAACATTGTAGAAAGTATTAATAATTGGGGAATAGCTAGAGGTACGGATAAGACACCTATCACTAAGAAGCTTGCAGTGTATTGTATTGTTGAAGAGTTGCTTGAAATGCTAGGGCTACATAAAGTTATGGATAAGAAATCTCTCAAGAAATTAGCAGATACTTATGCTGAGTCAATGTTAGCTGATGCAGAGATGTATAATGCAAATAGCACTGAGGAAGACGTAATTGATGCTCTATGTGACATCAATGTATTCACTGTAAACTTTATGCCTAGATTTGGTTTTGATGCTCATATAGCTATGGAAGAGACTGTACTAGAGATTAGCTCAAGACTACAAGACCCAAAGCAAGCAGAGAAATGGGATTTATATGGCAATGATGGAGACAAGTGGAAGAAGTTTGAGAATCAGCCATCTCACACTTTGTATAAGGCTAACTATAAAAAAGCAAAGATTTAATTAATAACATAAGTGGTATAATGCACTTATGTTATACAACAAGGGGGTACTAATGTGGGTTGTAGGTTTCGATGAAAAATATTCAATAACAAAAGATGGTATGGTTTTTTCTTATAGTAAAAACAAACATGGCGTTGAAAGAAAATTGGTTCCAGATAAGAATGGGTATTTAACTGTAAACCTATACTTAGATGGAAAACCTTATTGTAAAAAAATACATAGAGAGGTTGCTAAGGCATATATATATCCTTATCATGGAGAGCAAGTTAACCATAAGAATGGAATTAAGTCTGATAATAGAGTTGAAAACTTAGAATGGTGTACTGCATCTGAAAATGTTAATCATTCATTAGACAACGGCTTAAAACAAATAGGGAAAAAATATACCAACAACTCCACTGGATATTATGGAGTTAAAAGTAGTGGAGATAAATTCACCGCTAGAGTTAGGAGGGGAAATAAGGAGTTGTATCTTGGAACATTTGATGATGCAATATCAGCATACAACACTGTATTGAATGCTCTTAAGGATGAAATTGAAGGAATAAGTATTAAAGAGTATAAAAGTGCATCAGTAATATATATGTATGATTTGAACATGAATCTTATTGATACATTTCCATCAATATCTGATGCTGAAAGAAAGACTGGAGTTGCTAGTCAACATATTGGAAAGGTTATTCTTGGAAAAAGAATGACAGCTGGAGGTTATATTTGGAAGAGGGAAAATATATGTTAAAATTGAAGTGGAAAGAACAGCCAGAGAATACTCTATATAAAGCAGACTACACAAAGGCTAAGTTATGAGTATTGAAGATACATTAGCAGAACGACAGCAAACACATGGTGATTTTAGTGTTCAGTCAATGATTAGCCAAATGATTAAGCTTGAGATGAGAGAAGCCACTTGTAGTAACTGGAATGAGCTTGCTTGGGATATGCAAGAATCACTTGATATGATTGTTCA